ATGAAGTTTTATGGTCAAAGTCAAAGCGCAGAAAAGCAATATTGCGATACCAGTATGTCAATTGGGGCGCAAGGATGAAAGACGGGCCAAAACTACACCCAACGATGAAGCCAGTTGATTTGATAGAGCAAGTGATATTGATGACCGATGACAACATTGTGATTGACCCCTATCTCGGCTCAGGCACGACCCTCATCGCTTGCGAGCGGTTGGGGCGCAAGTGTCGGGCGGTGGAGATTTAGTCCGGCTTACGTGGCTGTGGCGATCCAGCGGTGGGTCGATGTAACGGGAAAAGAACCCGTGCTATTAGGCAGTTAGGCACATTAAAAGACATGGCAGAGAAATACACGACAGCACAAATGATTGAGGCACTTCGCGAGAAGCACGGCAACTTGTCGGCTTCGGCGCGNTTCTTGGGTTGCAGTCGTGACACNGTTAGGCGGTATATCAATACCTACTCCACCGTGCAAGCGGTAGCAGACGAAGAGCGGGAAACGCTGATTGACTTCGCAGAGAATCAGTTATTCAAGCAGGTACAAGAGGGCAACATTACGGCAATCATCTTCACGCTCAAGACCATCGGCAAGCATCGCGGCTACGTTGAGCGGCAAGAAGTGACCGGCGCGGACGGGGGCGCGGTGGTCGTGAAGTGGGATGAAGAGAACAACGATTGATGCAGAACCGCACCCAGGGCAACTCGAAGTCCATAACAGCGATGCGCGCTTCAAAGTGCTATCCGCAGGACGGCGTTGGGGCAAGACGAGGCTGGGAGTCAATGAGTGCCTGGATGCTGCAAGCAAAGGTGGGCGCGCGTGGTGGGTTTCACCGAGTTATAAGACCAGTGAAGTTGGATGGCGGCCGCTGCGGCAAATTGCCCGCAAGATACCGAATGCAGAGGTTAGGCTGGTAGACAGGATGGTTACGCTTCCAGGTGGCGGTTTTGTGGCTGTTAGATCGGCTGACAATCCCGATTCGTTGCGCGGTGAGGGGCTTGACTTCGTGGTAATGGACGAATGCGCGTTTATGCAGCGTGAGGCGTGGACGGAGGCTATTCGCCCTGCTTTGAGTGACCGGTTGGGCAAGGCATTATTTATTTCTACTCCGAAAGGGCGCAATTGGTTCTGGGAAAACTATCAGCGCGGGATCAATGGCGAAGAGGGATGGGCTGCTTGGACGTTTCCGACAATTTCGAATCCTTACATTGAGGCGACTGAGGTTGAGGCGGCTAAGCGGGATCTGCCAGAGATTATCTTCAGACAAGAGTATCTGGCGGAGTTTGTAGATTCAGACGGCAGCGTATTCCGGCGGGTGCAAGAGGCGGCGGTACTATCCCAGCAAGAGCCGCAACCAGGAAGGCAGTACGTTGCCGGCGTGGACGTAGCAGCGAGCGTTGACTTTACGGTCGTGACGGTCATGGATGTTGAGACGCGCAGTATGGTTTACATGGATAGGTTCAACCGCGTGGATTATCCGGTGCTGATTAGCAGGCTCGAGTCTGTTTACAAGCGTTATAGCCTTAGCTCCATGATCGTTGAGAGCAATAGCATTGGCAGGCCTGTAATTGATGAGCTTGTGGCGCGAGGCTTGAATATTGTACCATTTTTGACGACTTCTGCCACTAAGCAAGGAATTATCCAGAGTTTACAGTCAGCCTTCGAAAATGGGCAGATTTTGGTCTTAGACGACCCGGTGCTGATTGGCGAGTTGCTATCATTTGAGAGCAAGCGCAATGCGAGTGGGTCATTCTCTTACAGCGCGCCTGATGGAATGCACGATGACACGGTTATGAGCCTGGCAATCGCATGGAGCGGATTGCAAGAGCGCGTGCAAGTGGTAAAAAATCCGTTTTATGAATACTAACAGGTGAGGACTTATGGGCGTAATGGACAATTTTAGAAACTGGCTGCTTGAGCCGCTATTGGGGCGCGAAACGGTTGAGCGCGTGAACGCATCATCGCTTAGGCGTGACTACCGGCGCGGGCAGCATAAAGCGCCTATCAAGTCAGCGGATGATGCAATCATTGTTAACTTTATTGGCTTGTTGGTAGACAGATCCGTTGCCATGTTGTTCGGGCAGGAGCCGTCGTTTGACTTGCCCGGTGAATCAGACGCGCCTTCGCAGCAATACATTGACGCTGTATGGAGGGCTAACCGGAAGATGCAGTTGTTGAAACGTGCGGCTGTTTATGGGGCTGAAAGTGGCACGTGTTACGTCAAGATTCTGCCGGATGGAGCGGTCACAAAAGACGGTAAGATTGTTCCGCAATTGGTGGTGCTTGACCCGTCAACTGTGACAATGGACGCGCTGCCAGAAGACATTGACACTATTTTCCGCTATACCATCGCCTACGCCATTGAAGACCCAGTGACGAAAAAGGGCAAGGCAATCAAGCAGGTTATTGAGCATGACGCGGAAAGTGGCTACTGGACAATTACAGACAGTGTCAGCATAAATGGGGCAAAGTGGGAAGTCACAAATGAGCAGGTGTGGGAGTGGGAATTTGCTCCTATTGTACACTGGTTCAACTTGCCGGAAGTTGGCAGCGTCTATGGCAGACCGGACATAACTAACGACTTGATTGACTTGCAGGACAAAATCAACTTCGTATCCAGCAACACCGCTAAGATCATCAAATATCATGCCTATCCGAAGACCTGGGCGCGCGGCTTCAGCAATACCACGAAAATTCAATGGGGCGTGGACGACATGGTTACCACGTCTGATCCGAACGCGCTCATTCAGAATCTGGAGATGCAGAGCGATTTATCATCGAGCCTTAACTTCATCCGCTATCTCAGGCAGGCGTTGTTTGATGTTAGCCGGGCTGTCGACATTGATTCTATGGCGGATAAGCTTGGCAGCTTGACCAACTTTGGCTTGCGCGTCTTATACCAGGATGCGCTTAGCAAACTGGAAGAAAAGCGCGGGCTGTATGGCGAAGGTATCGTTGAGATCAATCACCGCCTGCTTGCACTCGCCGAAGCGCCTGATAATGACGGCGGCGAGGTGGTGTGGCCTGATGTACTTCCAGTTGATGCAATTGGACAATCGCAAGCCTTACGCACCGACGTGGAGGTTGGGCTTGTTTCTAAGCAAACGGCAAGCGGGCTTCGCGGGTATAAGTGGGAAGATGAAGAGGAAAGAATCGCAAGTGAAAAAGCGGCCGGGGACAATATCGGCGCGGCTTTATTGCGCGCATTTGGGCAGGGTGAATAATGCCGACACCAACTGAATTGGCACGCGCGTTCAAGGCGGCTGTTGATAGACAGGATTCTATCGCATTGACGCGCCTTGCGAAAACGTACCATCAACTTTACTTGCGCCTTACGCCTAAGTTGGACTCGCTGCTATTGGCAATGAGCAATCTGGAATCGCCGACAAAAGGACAGGTATTCAGACTTTCGCAATACAAAAACCTAATCAATTCGCTGGAATCGGAGCTCACAAAGTATTCTGCTTACGTTGAGGTGGAGATACGCAACAACGCAATGACGAGCGTAGANNTGGCTGTAAAACAGACCGAGGCATTCCTGAAGGCTGCTGGGTATAGCACGCCGCAATCGCTGCCAACAAACGCTATTTATAACATGCTGGGATTCTTACAGGAAGACTCTCCGCTATGGAAACGGATTAATCAACTTGCGCCATATCACGCGCAGGAAGTTGGGAATGCCCTACTTGAAGGGGTGGCGTTTGGCTACAATCCTGCTAAGACGGCACGCGTGTTTGAGAATGTGATGGGCGGCGGGCTTACCGATGCCATGCGCATGACGCGCACTTCGCAGCTTTACGCGAACCGTGAGGCAAGCCGGGCGATGTACATTGCCAACTCGGATGTAATCAGCGGATGGATGTGGTGGAGCGCGCAGGACGCTGACACCTGCATGGCTTGCACGGTTGAGCACGGCACGGTGCACAGCAATGACGAAAGCATGGACAGCCATTACAACTGCCGATGTACAAGCATTCCCGTTGTAATCGGATATAACGACCAGGTGCAAACAGGCACGGACTGGTTCCAGGGATTGAGCGAAGCAGAGCAGCGGAACATGATGGGGGCGTCTGCGTATGAAGCCTGGAAAGACGGCAAGTTTGAGCTTACAGACATGGTAACACGGCGGCATGATGACGTGTACGGCGAGATGCTGGCACGCACGCCGCTTGAACAACTAATAGAGAAATAATCGGAGGATTAACATGACAGAAGAAAACCCTAAAACCGAGATGGTTGAAGGTGCAGCGCAGGACGTTGCAACGGTGGTTGACGAAAACCAGCCTGAAAAGTTTGACGAGGCGCGCGCGATGGAGCTCATCCGCAAGCAGCGTGAAGAACTGAAGCAGGCAAAGAAAGCGGCAGCTGAATTGGAACGCTATAAGCAGGCGGAAGAAGCTCGCAAGCAGGCGGAAATGTCAGAGACAGACCGTTTGAAGGCGGAACTTGAACGCGCGCAAGGCGAACTAAAAGCTAAGACCGTACGCACTATGCAAATCGAGGTGGCAGCTAAGTTAGGCTTGCCGGCTGCGTTATCAGACAGACTTCACGGCGAGACGCTGGAAGAGATGGAAGAAGACGCGAAGGCAATCCTGGAAGTGCTGCCCAAAAAACCAGCCCCCAATTTGGGCGCGACCAATCCAGGTGACAGAGCGGGCGTAGTGGAGACACACGCTCAAAAGAAAGCCAGGCTGCTTGGTCAAGCGCCCGACATTTATTCTGGAGGCGGAATTAACTGGGGCAATCAAGCCCCAAAGGAGTAGTAAAAAATGGCAGGCGAATCAACTTACGATGGCATTAAAACCCTCGTAGCAAACATTTATGATTTGGCGCTTTTGACAGCGCAAGAGGGGAACGTAATCGCTCCCTTCGTAACTGTGTTCAATGAGACCGGCTCCGCTCCGCGCGTGTTCGGCTCATATTCTGGTGGAACATTCGGTACTGTTACAGAAAGCGAAGACATGTCTCCGCAGGAGTTTAACGCCTCGGTTTCAGGAACTATCACGCCGACAACTTATGGCCAGCAATTCTTACTGACCACCCGGCGCATTCGTTCCGATCCCAATAACGCGCAAGCTGAAGCGGGACAATATTTAGGCGAGACTGCAGCCGCTCATATTGATACTAACCTTGCCAGTGTGTTTTCGAGTTTTACCGGCGGCTCGGTTGGCACTGCAGGCGGTACTTTGACCTGGACAAATATCCTACGCGCGCAGGCCTATATGCGGACAAATAAAATCTTTGGCCGCTATACCGTTATCCTGCACCCAGTGCAGTGGTTCTATCTAACTTCAGGTACAACCGGCGTGCCGACCTTTATTGACAATCCTGACTTAAAGAACTCCATCATCGGTGGGTTCTATCAGGCAAGTTTCTCGAACATGGACTTCTTTGCCGACGCGAATATCGCAAGCGGCACAGCGGCTGTTGCCGGTATGTTCGCTAAGCCGGCCATCGCGCTGGATATGCGCCAGCCGTTTACCATCAACCCGCAATGGGACGCATCCTACTCCGGTAGCGGTGCCTGGGAGTTGAACGCAAGCATGGAATATGGCTTTGGCGTCTATCATCCAACCTATGGCGT